CGCTCACCGCGTGCACGTCCTGCACGAGCTGCTGCGTCTGGTGCCGACGCTCAGCGTGCCGACCGCCCTCCCGATGGTCCTCGACGTCCTCGGGCTCGTCGGTGACGTCGTCGAGTCGATCGCCCACGAGCACGAGCACGGCCCGCACGCGCTACGGGCCGACTCCCGTTCGGTGCCGCGGCACATGATCTGCGCAAACGACGGCGAGGTTCCCCCCACGCCGGCGCAGGCCGAGGACCAGGCGCGCGTCCGCGTGATGTCGCTGCTGCAGTGGCTGCGCGCGTACCGCGTGATCGTCGAGGACACGCCCGACGACACGCCAGCCGACACCGACGACGTCCTCTGGACCGAGGCGATGGATTCCCCGACGCAGGCGCCTATGCCGGAGCCGATGCCCGAGTGACCGTCGGCGCGGTCGGCACGACGTGCACGATCCGCTACCGGATCCCCGCGGACCTACCCGACGTGCCCGACCTCGAGGAGGGCGACCTCCTGAGGACCGTCCCGCGCGGCACGTGCTACCGCGTCGATCGCGCCCGGCGGGTGAACTCGGCGCGCTGGCCAGGCGCACGCTGCTACGCCCTGACGTGCACGCGGCTCGGTCACGGCGCCGTGCAGCTCGGTGAGCCCGGCGTCTTCTCGCTTGAGTGGGACTCGCGCAACCGCTAGCGCTGCGCTACACTTTGCGGCGCAAGCAACCCCGCCGATCAGAAGGAAACGGACAGCCATGACAGACGAGCAGCAGCCTGAACCGAGCGAGCCAACCGCAACGATCAACTGGAAGGACTCGCTGGCATGCATAGGGCTCACCTGCACCTGCGGCTACCGCTCGCACGCTGACGGCTGGTTCTCGTTCGCGATGCAGTGCCCGCGGTGCGGCGTGGTATGGGAACTGCCGACAGTGCTCTCGCCGATGCGCGTCGAGTCGCCAGCGGACAGCGACCTCGTGGTCGAGACGGACGACATCTACGGCAGGCTGCAGCCGCCGGACGGATCGGACGACATGGCACAGCCGTGGCGCGTTATCCGCGAGCGACGGGAGATCGCGCTGCGTCTTGCGCGCGCCGACCCTGAGCCGCCCGAGTGGGCGCGGGAATCATGAGCGAGCAGGACGTCCGCGACGGCCTCGCCACCTTCGATCGCATCGGTCGGGCATGCGACGTGCTGCGAGATCTCGGCTTCCCAGAGTCCGCCGCCGCAATCGCCGAGGCAACCCGGCAGCGCCGCGGCCGCGTGCGCGCCCACACGTGCCCGCGCAAGCTCGCCGACGGGCTGCTCGCCCTCGAGCGCGAGGTCGGGCAGATCGTGCGCGCTCTGTCACCCGAGCCGCTGCTGTGTCGGCACCGGGCACCGAGCGGCATCATGTGCGAGTACGCCGACGGACACGACGGCCCGCACGACTGGGAGCCGCGCAAAGAGGTCATCGTGATGCGCGCCGAGTTCGCGCCGGCGGCGGATCGTGGCTAGCCGTCGGCGTCGGCGCTATCGGTGGCCGAAGCCCGTCCGCGAGGTTCTCGCGCCGCTCGGCGCGCTCGCGTTCGCGCTCGTCGTGATCCACGGCCTGTACCTGCTGCTGCCCGATCTGCCGAGGATCCTGCAATGACGGGCGCCCTCGACGAGTCGTTGCGTGTGTTCGCGAAGGCCGCCGCGGCGAAGGCCGCCGCGCTGCTCGAGCAGGGCCAGCCGCGTGCCGGCGCTCACGCCGCGAATTGGATGCGCGCGACCCGCGAGGCGCTCGAGGCCGCCAGGATCGCCGACGAGCCGCTGACCGACAGCGAACGAGTGGCCGTCGCTGAGCAGGTCGCGGCGCTGCGCCGCCAGATCGAAGCCGGCGACAAGCTCGGTAGCGTCCTCGTCGGGCAACGCGATGAGTTCGCCGCGTTCCTCGCGTCGCTCGCCGGCGAGTTTGAGTCCGCCGGCACGCCGACCGCCGCGCGCGTCGCGTCGCGCATCCGCCGCGAACTCGCGGACGTCCTGACGCCCGGCGAGCACGAGGCCGCACGCGACCGCCTGCGAGCCCGCGGCGTGCCGCTACCCGAAGACGAGAACGTCCCGGTATGACGCAGGCCGTCGCCGACGCCGCCGAGGTCCTGCGCGCACGCTACGGCGCGCTGCTGACCCGGGCACCCGCCGACGGTGATCCCGACGGCGAGGTGTGCGCAGCGATCGACGCTGCGGCCGAGCGGCTGCGCGGCCCGCGCGCCGCCGGGCAGCTACACCTCTTTCCATCGGCGTCCACGGGGTTATGGGCCGTTCCCTTCGCCCCAATGGTCGGCGATCCCGCCGCCGCCTTCATACCCGGCGACGCAGATCCGGCCAGCGCCGATGGAAAGCCCTGCCCGCCTGAGGCGTTGCGGCATGCCTGAGCACCCCGACCCCGAGGTCAGAGCGATCATGAACGAGACGCTCGAGGCGATGAAGCGCGGCGAGATGCAGCCGCCGAAGGTCGAGTGGTGGTGGGAACTTCGCCGCGAGCATGAGCAGACACCGGACTACCTCGGGCGCGTTCTGCAGGCGATCGGGCTGCGCGACCTCGCCGAGCGTGCGCGCCTCGGGCACTTCGATGACTTCCACGCGCCGACAGAGGTCGCCGACGGCCTCGAGCTCGTGCGCCTCGTCATGGAACTGCGCCGCGAAGCGATGAAGGTCGCCGACCCGTTCGGGCACCCGTACCGACCGGAGACGCTCAAACGTCGTCGCACGCAGATCGCCGCCGTCGAGAACGCGGTGCGCCGCGGCGAGTTCGACGCGACGCGCGCGGAGTCGGACCGGTGGGCGGCGTCGAAAGCTGGCCAGGACACGCTTGCGGAACTGCTCAAGAGCGCTGGCCGCCGCAACGTTGGTCGCAACGACCCGTGTCCCTGCGGCAGCGGGCTCAAGTACAAGCGCTGCCACGGACAGGGACGACCGATGTAGGGGGAAAGCAACCGGCCGGGCCCGGACCGGCGCCCGGTAGACACAGCAGGAGGTAAGGGAACGATGACCATCACCACGAAGCGCGCGACGTCGGCAGCTATCCACGATGTCCTCGAGCGCGCCGGCAGCCTGCACGACGCGCCGGCGCGGCCACCGCTGACGTTGCGTCTCGCGCGCCTCATGCGCACATGCCGACGCCGACGCCCGACACGCCGAGCGCTGCTGACCGTCGCGGCGCTCGCGGCCGCACCAGCGCTCGTGCCAGCGGACGCGTCCGCCGAAGAGTTCCGCCCGGCGCTCGCGTCGGAGTACGGGGCGGGGCTCATCGGCAACCCGCTCGCCTGCGGCGGGCTGCTCTGGCAGGGCACGATCGGTGTCGCTCACAAGACGATGCGCTGCGGTCAGCGTCTGCGGATCTGCGTGCGTCGTTGCGTGACCGTGCGCGTCATCGATCGTGGCCCGTACGTCGGTGCCCGCGAGTTCGACCTGACGACGGCGACCGCGCGACGCGTCGGGTTCCGCGGGGTCGGCACGGTCTTCGTCCGACGGGTCTGGAAGGACGCGTAGGCACCTTCTGCGCCGAAACCCCGCCGCAGCGGGGTTATCCTGCCGCGTGTGGAGACCTGCCCGGCGGCGTTCGTCATTGAGGGAGCGACCGCGCGCGACGCGTGCGTGCTGTGTCGCGTGGACTCGACGGACCGCGGACAGCAGCACGCCGACCGCGGCCCGTTGGCGATCGTGCGCGCCGAGACGTCGCCGGCGGCGTTCTTCGGGTACTGCCTCGCCGGGCGGCTGCAGCGCGCCGTTGAGCTCGACGACGAACTCGGTGCGTTCTCGCCGCCGGTCCTGCGCGACATCGCCGACCGTGCCCGCAACTCCGGTGCGCGCCTCGACTACTCCGAATGTCCGAGCTGGCGATCGGAGCGAGACAACCGGATGGCGGCGCGCCTAGCCGAGCAGCCCGGCCGCCGACGCGCGCATGGCGCAACGTAGCGGCGGTCTGTTCGGTGACGGGGGCCTCGGGCGGCAGCTCGTCGAGGCCGCCGCAAAGCGCACCCTCGGCGTAGACATAGGCGAGGAGCAGACGCTCCGCGAGCGCCTCGTCGAGGCGGTCGGCGATCTGCGGCTTGCCGACCGGATGAACCGCCGCATGGGCTGGATCCTGCTCAACGCCGCAGGACGCCTCGCCGAGGGCCAAGACTCAAGCGCCGAGGACCGGCTGAAGGTCGCCGCGCGCGTCCGCGACGTCGCCGGCGTCGATAGCCACATGCTGTACGCGATCCGGCTGCGCAACGCGTTCTGCTTTGGCCGGGGGGTACAGCCACCGAAGGCCAACGACGAAGAGGTCCAGGTCCTGCTCGACGACCTCTGGAAGGCACCGGCCAACAAGGCCGAGCTCACGAGCGCCGACGCGCAGTGGCGCTTCGGGAAGGACCTGTGGGAGGTCTGCAACGTCTACACCGTCGTGTTCGCCGACGGCCTCGACGGCCGCGTGCTGCTCGCCGGCCTCCAGCACGACCAGGTCCGCTTCGTCGTGCGCGACCCGAAGGTCTGGCGGCGCGTGCTGTGGTACGGCGTGACCGAGTACGTCTACGACTGGGACTTCGAGAAGCACATCCTCAAGCCCAACCCGACGAAGCGGATCGTCTACTACGAAGCGCTCGACGGGTTCGCCGAGCTCGAGGAAGAGCTCAAGCAGGGCCGGGCTATGCCGGCGGGCCCGGCGCCGGGATCGCTGCGACCCGGGCGCGTCATGCACACCGCGATCAACCGCGGCAAGGACCGGGCATTCGGCGATCCGGAGATGCGCACGAACCTCAAGTGGGCGGCGGCATTCAACGACATCTTGGCGGGACAGGTCGAGAAGGCGAAGGCCTCGCAGCAGTTCCTCATGCAGATCACGGCGCAGGGCGCCGCGACCGAGCAGCAGCTCACCGACGTCGCGATGCGAGCCGTCACGCGTCGCTCGCCGCTGGCGACTGCCTACGACCTCGACCTCGACGAGGACCCCTCGATGCCGACCACGAGGCCGCACCCGGCCGGGCAGTTCTGGACTAACGAGGCGGTCAAGGCCGAGCCGCTGAACCTCGACTCAGGCAGCGCCGGCGCCGCGCAGGACATGCAGGCCGCCGCCGACGCGTTCGCGAGCTCGACGAACTTCCCCGGCCACTACTACCACGGTGATCCCGGCAGCCTCGCCGGCGCAACCGCCGTCGAATTGCCGGTCTTGAAGCTGACCGACATCGACCAGCAGGTCGCCCTCATGTCGCTGGAGAAAATCTGCGACCTGCGCATCCGCCGCGCGATCGACGTCGGGCTCTTGAGCGAGCGTCGCGAGCCGACCGAAGACGAGATGGCCGCCGCCGTCGAGGTCGGGCCAGACGGCCTCGTCGAGCGCGACCTGACCTACCAGCTTGAGATGCCCGAGCCGCTGCGGCGCAACCTCCCCGAGCTCATGCAGCTCGTCGTCGATACGTCCACGACGTTCGACCCGCAGGGCCAGAGCGAGCCGCTGCAGCGCGCGCTGCTCGGCATCGCGCTCGGCGAGCTGCTCGAGTTCCCCGACACCGCCGCGCTCGTCGAGCGGCACTTCGCCGACGCGCAGCGCCGCGAGGAGGAGGCGCTCGCGCTCGCCGAAGAGCAGGCGCAGGCCGCCGCGGCAGCCGGCGGAGCGACGTCGACCGGAGCCGACGGCCAGCAGCATCCGGCGGACAACCCCTACGGTGCTCGCCGGCAAGCCGTCGTCGAGGCGCTCGAGGTCTTCGGCCTCGACCAGGACGACGCCGATGCTCTCGTCGAGGCGTGGGATATCCCCAACTCGTTCGGTCGGGGCGCGAAGTTCGGGCTCGGCGGGCGCTTCGCCGGCAAGTTTCACCCCGGCCGCCACGGTCACGGCAACGGCGGCGGCGTGCGCGGTCTCGTGCATCGCATCGCCGACGCGGCTAAGAAGGTCAAGGCCGGCGCGAACCCGGCGTTCCCGAAGGCTGCGCCGCGTACCCACGACGACGTGCTCGCGGCCTACGAAGAGCAGCAGAAGGCCTACGCGCTCGCCGATCCAGGCCGCGAGCCGGGCGCCCACGAGGCGTGGCTGCGCGATCTACGCAAGGACGAGAAGGCCAAGAGCAAGGCGGTCGACGCTGCGCTTGGCCCGGACCTCGCGAAGTTCA